ACGCGGAGGAATGGTTCTCCGATACCACCGACGATCTGCGCACGTTCCACTCGGACTTCAAGCGGGTGGAGTACACCAGCAAGAAGGTCAACGCGAAGACCGAGAACCGCGGACTGACCATGCGCGTAGACCTGGACGAAGTCTCCGAGACCTCTGGATGGGAGGAACGCTTCGTCTCCAAGTTGCTGCGCCGGCTGCGCCGCAATTCCCTCCGCCGGGCGTTTGCGCTCCTCAGTGCGGCCGCCACGAACACCGCCAAGACCTGGGATACGACGGCCGGGAAGGATCCCGACCAGGACGTGGTGCTCGACCTGGTGACCGCTGCGGACAGCAGTGGGGTGCGTCCCACCCGGATCGGCTACGGCGAGACGGCCTGGAGCAAACGCATCCTGGCGCATCGAGCGCAGAACTCCGCCGGTGGGTTTGCCTCCGCGGGTTTGGGTGAAGGTGCCCTGGCTCAGTTCCTGGGCGTGGACCAGGTGCGTGTCAGCAAGGCTCGTTACCAGTCCGCCGCCGCGGCCAAGACCCAGGTGGTCGGGAACCTGGTGCTGATGTTCAACGCCATGTCCGGCCAGGACAGCGAGGACGCCAGCAACATCAAGCGCTTCGTCTCTCCCACGATCTCGGGCGGGGACGTGCGCGTCTACACCCAGCAGGTGGGAGCCAAGCTCTACGACATCACCGTGGAGCATTACGAAGCACTCAAGATCACCAGCACCCTGGGGATCCGTAAGTTCACCGTTTCCTGACATCTACCCCTGATAGGGGTGGTGGCGTCTGAGCAGAGAAGGCGCCGCCACCCCACGATCACAGCCCGCCAGTCATGTCCTGGATCACCCTCAGCGCCGACGACCTGCTCCGGTCCCTCAGTGGCCCGGAGCGACAGGCGTTGCAGTCGGCGGCCCTGGGGGCGGGGCAGACGAGTCCGTTGCCAGGCATCCTGGCAGATATCACCCAGGAGATCCGCGGGTACCTGGCCGCCCGGCCCGAGGCCTCCCTGGGCCCGGCCGGCACCATCCCGCCATCCCTGACCACCGCCGCCCTGAGCAGGGCGCGCTTCGAAGCATTCACACGGCTGCCGGTGACTCGTGCCCTCCTCACCGAGGACCGGGTGGAGGCCAACAAACAGGCCATCGCCCTCCTCCGCGATGTGGCCGCCGGACGCTTCCGGGTGGAGAGCCCGGAAGGATTGCACCCGGAACCCGGACCCGCCGTGCGGGTGGTCCGGGATCCACGCACCACTCCGCATCCCTTCGCGGGCTTGAGCGCTACGTAATATGGAGATCTCGGCACCCATGCCATTCGTCCAGGCCATCAGCCGACTGGCTGCCCGCCAAACGATGCCGACCCGGTTGGGTACCGCTGAATTGCAGCGGCTGGACGGAGATATTCTCCGAAATTCGTTCTTCTCGGCCCGCACCACCATGCGGACCTACCTGGAGAAGATCCGCGACCAGGTGCGGCTGATCCTGGATCCGCAGCCCGGGCTCCGGACACGTGATGACGGCACGCCCATCACCGAGGGCATCAACCTGGCTGACGCCCGTGTGGAACTGCGGGATGTGCTCCGCCAGTTGGGCTACCAGCCGGCCCCGGAGGAACGGGGGACGCTGCGTGATTTGTCCAGCGAGGCCCGTCTCGACCTGGTCGTCCGGACCAACGTGGAAACCTCGCAGGGCTACGGGCAATGGATACAGGGGATGGATGAGGACGTCCTGGACGCCTTTCCCGCCCAGGAACTGTACCGGGCCGGATCCCCCAAGGTGGCCCGGGATTGGTACCGCAGGTGGCGCGCGGCCGCCGGGGTAGTGGGAGACACCGACGCCCTGCGGATCCTGGAAGGCCGTGGGATCATGGTGGCTCGGAAGGATTCGCCCATCTGGCAGGCCCTGGGTGACGGCCTCGGGCTCCCTGAAAACGAGGCATCCGACGCCCTCCACAACCCCTATCCCCCCTTCGCTTTCAACTCCCTGATGGACGTCCGGGATGTGGACCGCAGCACTGCCGTGGAATTGGGCCTGGTGCGCCTCGAGGAGCGGGTTGAACCCCAACGGCAGGAATTCTCCAGCCGAGCCGACCGGGAGGAGGCCCGCAATGTTGGTTAATTTTGGTAAATCGGCCCCTGCTTTAGGCGGGGAGGGTGAGGATAGCGGACAGGGGGGTCCGACGCGTCTGAGGGCAAAATCGTGAAAGTCACCCTTTCCATCACCGATCAGGCCTCGCCGGCGCTCAAAAACCTGCTGGCCAGCGCCAAGGCTCCGGCCCTCCTGCGGGTGGGTGGCCGGGGGGTCGCCAACCGGCTGCGGTCTCACTACGACCATCTCCACCAGACCCGCCCCAACAAGCTCGGTGGCAAGCGTGTGAATTTCTGGCTCGGGGTCAAAAGGTCCGTCCAGAACCCGGTGCTCTCCGGCAACGCGGCTGTGGTGGCCATCAATCATGTGGGGATTCGCCAGCGGCTGCAGGGGGGCATCATCCGGCCCGGCCGTGGAACCAACCGAAGGACCGGACGACCCATCCGGCTGCTGGCGATACCCATCCACCCTGACGCCTATGGTCGCCGCCCGGCAGAGAGGGACGACCTGGACTTTATCCCCGGCAAGCGAGGGGGTGGCGTGCTGGTGCAATCCAGGATGACGAACATCCGCCTGGGCCGGCGGCGCAAGGACGGGAGCAGGAAGATCACGCCCGAATCCACCACCACAGGCATTGCCCTCTACGCCCTCGTGCGCCAGGTGGTCCAACGGCCCGATCCCACCGTGCTGCCTCCCCAGCAGGACATGGCCAAGGCGGCCGTGGACGCCATGAACCAGTGGCTTTCCGTCGCCCGCGCCCGGGGAACCGTGCCGTCCACAGCCAGCACATAGCCCCCACATGAACCCTTTCACCGCCATTCAACACGCCGTTGCAGCCAGGTTATCCGCCGATCCATGGCTCAGCGATGTGCCCATCCTCACTGAGGACCAGGACCTGGTAGACAAGATATCCCAGGCATTGGGAATGGGCGGCTTGTTGGGCAATGCACAGGGCAAGGGCGGGGCGGTCATCCTGGTCATCACTCCCGATGGAGTCTCGCGGGACGAGAACCCTACTCCAGTCCTCAAGGCGGATATTACCGTGCGGGTCGTCATTGCTGAGAACCCCTTGGTCAATCGCGCGGATGGCGGCATCGGCAAACAGGCGCTGGATCTCCTCGCCCAGGTGATCGGCCTACTGCAGGGGTGGGCATCCGGACCAGGGCAACCTCCGGTGGGCCTATCGGGATTCGACTCCGAGACTGATGCGCAAGGCACGCTCACCTATTACGCCGATTTCCAATTCCGCCGGGCACTTCGATTCACCCTCCAAACTCCACCGCCACCTCCTGAACCATGAACACTGAACCTCGCGCACTCGGCACCCATCTCCTCTTCTTCCGGAATGGGGCCGCCTACACCGTTCCGTCCGCTGGCACCTGCTCCAAGACGAGCAAGCCTGGCGCCGCCGATCCCGCATGGGTCAACCTGGGCAGCGTCATCGACGTCCAGGTCGATAAGCAGAGCCAGAAAATCGAGATGTTTGGGGCGTCCCCCGGACAGATCCGTCGACTGAAGGTCATTGAGACCAAGAAGACCCTGGATTTGATGTTCACGTGCCAGGAGATCAGCAACCTGGCGCTGGAGTCACTCTTCGGGACCGGCCCTTTGGCCAACAACACCGCCCAGTGGAATCCCCTCGAGGGATCGGAGATCGAGGGATGGATCAAGGGCCAGGTGTACGACCACAAGGACGCCCAGTTCATCGTGATGGACCACTGGGTCTGCCTGACCGTGGAAGGATCCACCCGGATCGATGCTGGCGACGGCGCCCTGACCACGGTGCGTCTCAAGGCATGGGGGCTGCACAGCACCCTCAACACCGGATCCAAACCCACATCCTAACTTGTCGGGTTCACCCTCCACTCCTTGATCCATGTCAGCATTCATCAAACCTGATCACCTGCGGGATCACTCGCCAGCCATCCTCTGGGTGGGGACCACCGAGGCCACGGCCACATTCACAGCCCCCTGGGATGGCCTATTGGTCACTCATCTGCGAAGCACTGGTGAGGTCGCCGCCGCCAACCCCCTCTACACCACGATTCGTGTGGTGGGCATGCCAGCCCCCACTGGAGAGATCGCCGCTTTGGTGAATGGGATTCCCATCGCCGCCGGCACCGAAGTGAGCCTCACCGCAGGCGAGGACACCGGGGCACTGGTGGACCTGGAGGTATCGGACGTTCTCCGTTTCGTCCCCGCCGCCGCAGCGGTGGCTATCGGTGGAGGATTCAATGACGGCGCTCCGTCGGCGGCAACTCTCGCGGCCGCAGCCGCCTTCGATAACACCGCTCCCGGCCATCGCCCGCTATGAGCCGGGTGTCCCAACATATTTCCGGCGACCTGGTCGTCGAGGGCCTGGCCCGGAAATCTGATGGGCGCAGATTCCTCCTGGAGGGTGACGTTCCAGAGACCTCGACCCCCGGTCAGTTCCTCGACCTGGACGACACGCCGCTGACAGACCTAGACGGTGTCGCCCTCGAGGACTTGCCGGGTGGCCTGGCGATCACCGGTGTCCAGGTCATCACTCACATCCAGAGCACGCCCCTGCATCTATGGGCCATCGCCTGGCCGTGGGGAGTGCGGCCGGCGGGGGTGCAATTCGTGGACACTGAAGAGCGCCCAATGGTCCCGAGATGGTGGTGGGATCCTGACGCCTCCACGATCTACGCCCGATTTTCCATCCCCAGAAGCGGGGTGGTTTCTCTCCTCCTCCAGGAGGACCCATCCAACGCCCTGAACTGACATGCAATTCTGCGACAATCTCACCCACGAATCCGGTAGGAACGAGCTGCGCGCTTGGAGGCTCTGGGACCTGACCGACGAGCAGATCAATGCGGCCACTCTGCCAGCCGACACCGAGGGCGACATTGTCAGCCCGGGTGGAGCGTTGGGTGCCACCCACAAGGGACTGTTCGCCCTGTCGCCTACTCGTGGTCCCATGTTCTTTGATGGGTCCGCGTGGGATTCGTTCGCGCGTCAAAAGTTGATCGGAGGCGAGTTTCCGTTCTTGGACCTTGGTCAGAGTGGCGGGAAGGGAATGATCATCACCGGCCAAGCCAATGGCCGTGGAGTGCCAGTGGCCCGGAGTGCCATCCCTGTCTCTGATTGGGGTGCGGCCACCGCAAATGTGGCCATGGGGGCGAACCGCATCACTGGCATGGCGGATCCGGTTGCCAGTTCAGACGGTGCGACCAAGTCCTACGTGGACACCATCGCCAGCGGATCCAATGTGAAAGACCCGGTCGCTTTGGCAAGCAACCAGGCTCTCCCCTCCTGCATCTACAACGCGGCCGCGGGCACACTCACCGCCAGCGCCAACGGCACCTTGACCTCGGCTCTGATCGATTCAGGTCTGGTCGGGTTCACACTCGTCGCCGGCGCCGAGGGAGTTGGCACCCGCGTTCTGATCAAGAACCAATCCACCTCGGTCCAGACAGGGCTCTACCGCATTTCCTCTCTTGGCAGTGGTGGAAGTCAGTGGGTTTTGATCCGCACCGATGACAGCAACTCCAACGGGGAACTCCTCAATGCCCAGACCCGCGTCCTCAATGGCACATCACAAGGGATCATCTTTCGGCAATCCCGACCTGCCGGTGACTTCGACATCAGCGCAGGCACCGGGACGTTGACCTGGGTCGATTACATTGCCGTCCCCACGTTCACCGCTGGGGTTGGGATCGACCTGACCGGAAACGCGATCGCACTACTCACCAGGGATGCGAGCGGTAGCACGACATCCACCGCCGGCGCGGGTAGTGCCAACGTGGGAGAGATGCTGTTTTTCTGGAACTCCCAACTCCGACGATCGGGAGCTGCCTCCGCCCTCAACGGAAATCGCAAACAAGTCTTCCTCGGTTCCGCCGCCGGAGTAACCAACGGGGTCCCGGGATGGTCACCGTTTGCACTTTCCGACCCACCTGCCAGCGCGGCAGGGGAGCAACGCTACCTTGCACAGTTGATCGTCCCTGCCACTGGCTGGAACTGGAGCAACCCACCGCGGTATGAGTACATCGACCCTCCCGCCAACGCTCTCTACTACTCCACCGTTGTCGGTGGGTCAGATCAGGTCGCGGCCGGGAACAACATTCCATTCTCCTTCACGGTCCAAGGACATGCGATTCTCACCGCTGATTCTCTCCTGGCTATCGGCAAGGGTGGCATGGGTCAGGACAATTCTTCCGGTGCGATCGGCGCTGTGGCTTACAAGACCGGCGCTGGCACTATCGGACTGACCGCCACTTCCCCCGTGGTGGACATGATGCCCATGGTCATCTCGCCCGGGGTGGTTGACCTGGTCAACATTTTCACCAGGGCCAACACCTGGGCGAATCTTAATACTTTCCAGCTCACCTCCGGCGCCGGCGGTGAAGCGATCGCTCTTCGATCCTCCGAGGCGCCGAGCACCAACGGTCAGAACTCATCCCCGCTGATCCGGCAGGAGGGCAAGACGGACGCTTCCGGGACCGTCAGCTACCACCACTTTGGCCAGCGGGTCACAGGGCGAGACTGGAATCTCCTGTCCTCAATCAACCAAGCCAGCGCGGCCGCCGGCGCTTGGTCTGTTGCCATCGCAGTCAAACCGGCAACCAAAGGGATGGAGGTCTTCGCCGATGACGTCTCCGCCACTCTGAAGGTGGGTGCCACCGTCATCCAAGGATCCGCCGCCACCACAGTTTCATTCCCCGAGCCTGGTGGATTGGTTGCGATGCAGGATGTTACCAACGTCTTCAGCGTCGCTCAGATTTTCCAGGGCACCGCCGACAATCTGCGGGTCCAAAAATCTGGAGACGCCAATCCTAGGATGGCCTTGGATCCCGCCGCTACTGGCGACCTTGGTGGACGGATCCGGCTCGGCCCAGGTGGAGCTTCCGCCTTGGACTGGACACTGGAGCGATCGGGCGCCGCAGCCGCCACCGTGCGCGGCCGGCTCAACCTGGTCGCCGGCGCAGGTGGAGTGGGTGGACTGGACATCACTGGAGTGAATGTCACCGGGACTGGCCTCTGGCAGGCTGGCTTGATCGCTCTCCAATACGGGGGACTTGCTGCGAACCTTTCGTCCACCGCCAACCTCGCGGTGGGCAACTTCGTGATCCGCGGCAGCGGGAACGTCATGAAGCAGATGCCGGGGACGCCGGCCGCTGGTCGATTCCCACGGCACAATGGCACCGAGGCCACTTGGTCCACCGCCACCATCCCCGACACCTGCGCGACTGGCGATCTCCTGTATGCCAGCGGGACTGGCGCCTGGTCTGTACGGACCCGACCTGGGACCGGGACTGATACCCACCTCCTTGGTCTCTCGGGTGGCCTGCCTGCCTGGCGCCCATGGCTCGGCACCCGCGGAACTGGGGTTGCAGGTACAGGGGCCGCCACAGGTTGGATGCGGACTTGGCGCACGCTCTACCAGGGGACCAACCCCGGAACCAGGTCTGTCTCGTTCACCCATCCATTTGCGACACGCGACATCGCCGATGTGACGCTCCGCCGGACCAACTCAGGGGACACCCTGAACCCATCGAGGAACGTGACCACAGGATGGGACGTCATCGATGCGAACACGGTCCGGGTCTGGTTCACCTCACCTCCTCAATCCTCCGAGTACTACGTCGTCACCGTGACTGCCTGACCCATGCTGGAGATCGCCGACATCGTCGCCCAGGCAGGGGCACCGGAGAGCGAGTTCACGAGATTCGCGTCGGTCACTTCTGACCTGATCCGGTTCGTCGAACTGTTCCGGGCCGGCGACACGCAACCCCGGTTCCGGCTTCGGGATTATCAGATGGAGTTCGGTCCGGGCGGCACTACGGCTCCGGACGTGACTCTCCGCCGTGATTCCTCGACCGGATTGCTTCACTCGCTTGGGAGTCTGCAAGTCGGGTTCGCGAACAACTCGACCGGCAGCCAACGCAACACAGGACTCCGCTTTGACGCCGCCTCTCAGTTTGGTCTGGAGCCTCACCACAACGGGAGTTTGTGGGGCACGGCTCTGTTCGCACCTTCTGGCGGTGAGATACGGTTCGGACGGTATGCCTCCAGCGCGGCCGCACAGAACACGCTGGAGATCCTTGGGCGCTTCGGTGGCACTGGCGGCCTTGTGGTCGGTGCCCCCACGGGCGGCGACAAGGGCGCCGGCGGAATCAATGCCACCGGGGTCTGGGTAAATAATCAGCCAGTGTGGCACGCTGGAAACTTCGACCCGGCCACCAGCCTGGCGACCCGAATGAACCTCGCCACCAGGACGGATGGGAGTGACGTCCCAGGGTGGCAGGGCTTCCAGCCGTTCTGGTCCACCGGGTCCGGAGGTGGAACCAACTATCCTGAGCTTTCGTCACCCAACCAAGCTGGTGCTGGGTTCTTCCTATCCCGCTTTGCCGACGCCACCGGCAGCAAGATCGGGAGCTTCCAAGTCTGGTCCAGTGGCTCCTCTGGAACAGAGAGATTGTGGTTTCGCAAACTACTCGGAGCGGACGCTGCGTCATGGGCCAACTGGCGACGGATTTGGCATGCCGGAGACCAGGGTGACGGATCCGGTATGGATGCGGACCTGATCGATGGGCAGCATGGAAGCTTCTTCCTCAACACCAGTGGCACCGGACAGTCCAAGTCTGGCTCGCTGTCCTTGGGTGGACTCGACCTTCGGGCGCAACCCACTGGTGAGGTCACAACCCATTTCGCGGTTTGGGCATCAGACCCGTCATCTGGACCGCTAACCCTTGGCACCCGCACTCCCGCCGAGGTGATCTCCGACATCGGCGCTTTGCCGGTCGCCGGTGGCACCATCACCGGGACCCTGGGCTTTGGCACTGCGACCAGGCAAATGCTCAACCTGTACGCCACTAGCTATACCTTAGGGGTCCAGTCCTCAACCTGGTACGCGCGAACGGCCGATAGGTTCAGCTTCTTCCTGGGTGGGGTCCATGCTGACGGAACCCCGAACAATCCAGGTACCGGAGGCACGGTCCTTCTCACGTTCAACAACTCCGAGATCCTCTACAAGGGGCAGGCCGTCTATCACGCCGGGAACCCTCCTCCTGGATCCGGAGGGCCGTCGGTCCTGGCCTGGAAGCACGTCACAGTCAACGCGACTACTGGGGCTGTCACCGGCACGGTGTCCAGCGGAGGGTCAGCGATCGTCATCGAGGCACACTCGGACGCCCACGAGTTCATTGTGCGCGTTCCTGCAAGCCTGGGCAGCTATTCCATCCGCATCACGCTACGTCCTCCGGTGGGATCCATAGATGACGCTGCCCATGCCCCTGCCTACGAGCGGATCGCCGACGAGTCAGTCGGTGGGGTGAACCATCACACCTACCACGTTTGGTCCAGCGGCAATCCCTACGACGTTCTCCAGGCGACCCCAGTGGATCGCCTTTGCATCGAAGTCATCCAGTAAACACCATGAATACCGCGACACCCCAAACCCAACCCAACATCCCATTCCCGATCTTCGGCCGCATGAATGAGCTGTCGTTCCTGCTGGACCGGGCACCGTTGACCACTGCCGACCGCACGCTGGCCCAGGGCCACATGCAACAGGTCCTCGGACACGTTGCCGGATCGGAGAACGAGATCGCCAAGCTCACCGCGGAGCTGACGGCCGCGCGGGCTGAGATCGATCAACTCAAAGCCGCAGCCACCCAGACTGAGACCAAGGAAGGCTGACCATGAGCCGGCGGCTGGACCAGACAGACGACAAGACGAGTGAGGGACTGCAACCCTCACTCGACTGGGTCACTGGGTACCGTCAGGGGGTGCGGGCCTGGCGCATGCGTTTCGATGCGTTCATCGCCTGGTTGGCTACCCAGCTCGGATCCACATTCGCCGCCGCCACCCATTCCCACCCGGCCAGCCAGATCAACGATTCCTCCTCGGTGGGCCGATCCCTTGTGACGGCCACCGACGAGGCCGCCGCCCGGACAGCCATTGGTGCTGAGGCTTCCATCGGTAACCGGGCTGTCCTCCTGAAGATCGGGGAGGACGGAGAGGGGAATCCGACATGGAACGGTGCGCCGTGGCCCGGGGCGTCAGGATCACAGACTGAGTTGATTCTGGACCATCCGAGCAACGGCACCCGCATTCGATTTTTCGTCAACGACTCCAACAACGCAGACTGGGAAGTCCTCCCGCCACCGCCATGACCGAACGTATCGTCACCGCCGTCCTCATCTTGTGGGTCGCCATCTCCGGCCACGCGCAAGGCATCTTCCGCCTCAACTCGCAGCTTCAACCGACTGGTCTGGAGACCAACCTATGGAAGTCGAACTCCACCGCGATTGCAGAGGCGATTGGACTTCCGGAGCGTGTCCATACTAATGACGTCCCATGGCTCTTTGTCCTGACGCCTGGCCTGTTCCTTGGGACAGACGAGAACGGATACTGGCAGGCTTACGAGCTTCCTGGGTGGTGGCCCGACCCAAGTCAAGGGACGGTGACCTTGGATGGGACCAACGATTTCACAGGTCCCGTGACGTTTTCCCAACCGGTGACCTTTGGATCTGCGGTTGACTTCGAAAACGACCTCAACGTCAGCAATTTGATTGCCGAGTCTCTCGTCATTACAGATCCCATCGACGGAGCGATCATCGGACCTGGGGTTGATGCTTCGAGCCTCACGACCGGCGTGCTGGACGACGCCCGGATCCCGCTGACGGCGGCTCGAACCAACGAAGCGCACATTGGCCTTCTGTCCACAGACCAGTTGACACTTGGTGGGGTGTCCAGGACGACGTGGCCGGATGGCGCTGAAGGGTCTGGGGATTCGTACCTCACCATTACCACAACCAACGCGACACCATTTCCACTATGGACAAACTCTCCTGCAACCAACGTCGCCGAGTTCGTCATTGCCGACATCATAGGGGAGGGTCCGACGAATTCAGCAGCGTTTCGATTGTCCGCCGCAACTCGGGATCGCGATGGGGTAAGGACCAGTTGGACCAACACCCTAGAGTCTTTTCAGTCAGCGGGATCACCGTCCGCTTTCTGGGGGAGCGATTCTGGGGCAGCGGTGCTACAGGTGGCGGGTGTGGAAAACGAGCACATCAACTGGAAGGCGGTGCTCAAACAATTGTCGATCATCGGAGGGGAGCCAACTCCAAGCGGGTTCGACTACCTGGTTAACGACGGCTTCGAAACTTCGACCTTGGGCACAAATTGGACGGTGACTTCGGGCATCACGAACAATTACATCGCTAGCGACACCACTGATCCGTTGGTCGGGTCTGGGAGCCTGAAAATGGTCGCTCCTACCACAAGCACGTCTGGTAGCCATATCATCATCGAGTGGTCGTTGCCGGGTGGCCAGGCTGAGGCCTGGGCAACATTCATTTATCGGATGGACCCGGTTGAGCAACCTAAGTCCGACACGGAGATTTTCAGGATCGGGAACGCGTTTTTGACTCACAGGACAACAGGCAACCTCCGCTTGACCCATGGTTCCGCTGTAACGAGCAGGACGTCACAGGACTTTTGGCCCGGGAATTATTACAGGATCTGGGTCTATTACCGCCAATCCACAGGCTCAGACGGGATCCTTAGGGTGTGGCGCGGCAACGCCAATGAAAACGGATCAGACAGGTCGGAACTGTCTATTCGGACTGACCTGACGAACGGCACCTCAGGATCGTCGGCCTACCGAGTGCGTCTTTCAGCTTTCAAATCAACATCCGGCAGTGTGGCGGTGCAGCACTGGTTCGATGACTTGAAGGTTGCCCACCAAGAATTTTTAACCATCCCATGAGACTGATTGTCCTTCACATTCTTCTTACGGGGCTTCTTTCAGCGAACGCTGCCACCTATTTCGTGGACGCCGTGCTTGGCAGCGACGCCAACCCGGGCACAACGGATATGCCGTGGCAGACGTTGTCTAAGGTCCAATCCGCCGGGCTACTGGCCGGTGACGAGGTGGTCCTTCGGGATGGTTATTATGGCGACTGGCAGGTCGGAATTAACCGGGTGAGCCTTTTCCCCGGATGGGTCACCATTCGCGCTGAGGCTGGGCACAGTCCAGCTATCGGAACCTTCATGGCTGGGGCTGACGGACTGACCTACTTCGGTTCTGATCGGTCAGGTACGTATAACCTGTTTTTGATCCTGGACGGCGTTGACATCACGGATGGGTTCAAACTGTACGGCGCCCGGAATGCGATCATACGCAACGGGTTGATTCGTCGCGATAATTACACCGGAGGGTCCATCGAGGCTCCCGCGGCCGAGATCAAATGGGGGTCCGACATCACCCTTGAAAACCTTGAGATCACCAAAACCGGCATCGGCATCTCAGCTCGCGGGTACAGGATCACCATCGACGGCTGCAACGTGTACGACGTGAACCACGACAGCATGAGGTCGTTTGGGCTGATGGAATCGGTGATCCGGAACACCCGATTCGTGGGAGCGGACGATGGGTTCAACGACAAAGATCCAGCCAACACCACACAACCTGATCGCCACTCCGATCTACTGCACTTCCTCTATCCTGGGTCCAAGGATTTACCCCCGGAGTTCTACAACAACAACATCCTGGTGGAGAACTGCACCTTCGCTTTCAGCGAGGGCGCTGGTGTTCAGTTTAACAACGACCGCTATAGTTGGGACGACTCCATCGCAAACAAGAACATCACCTTCCGAAACTGCGTATTCGGGCCCACGAGAGCGAACGCCTTCAATGCGGCCGATGCCGTTGAGAACGTGACTGTCGTCCACTGCACGTTCATCCGAAGTCTTGGTGGAATGACCTACACCAACCCGAACAGTCTCAGTGGGCGGACGATCAACTGCAACAACTCCACCCTCCGGATCTCCAGCGGGATCAATATCCGGGTGTACAACAACATCCTGACAGGTCCCACGTCGCGAGGGTTTGGGAATCTGATCAATGCTCCAGTTTCATCGTCCCCGCTTCCGAGGTGGTCGGAATATTTCGACGGTGACCTTTTCGTGGATGCCTTCTCGTTGACCGGGATTTTGACCAACGACGTTCCCGCGTTGGGCTTCGGCATTGACCCGTCCATCTGGCCTTGGGGCTGGGAGGTGATCACGAACGATGCCATCGGGACTGTCCGAGGGACGAGACCCGAGGCCGGGGCGTGGGAGTTGCCAGGGTTCAATCCAGCCGCCGTGCCCACACCACCTCAGTACACCAACCAGGTCGCGATTTTTGTGGATGACTTCGAGGACGCGATGCCCACCGAGGATCCCTGGCTTCGCACCCCAACCGAGCAGGGTATCGGATGGACGCACTGGTCGAGCCAGCGCATGACTCACGGTCGGTCGACCGCGTCCAGGCGGAACTATTTCGCGGACACGACGACAACCTGGACCGTGTTTGCTGTGGCCGGCAACGCTCCAGTCTCTCGCGACATCTCCGCCCGCTATTTCGCGAAAAACAACTACCAGTCCAACGGCGGTGGGTTGGTCTTCATGGCTCAAAATCTGACCAACTATTACTGGATGGAGATCGCTGGAGGCGCGGCACGGCTGAAGCGGTCGATGGTCCGCGACGGGACCAACCAGGTCGTCACCCTCTACAACTACCCTTCCACCGTGCGACTCGGGAACTCTGGATCCAAGACGTATGAGGTTCGGGCCTCCTGGAGCACCAACGGGATTCTGGTTCGTCTCGATGACAGCGGATTCGGACTCTTTGAGCACCCTGACGTCCTGGATACCGATGCCCTGGCAATCACCACCTTTGAATCCGGAGGCCAGGTTGGCTTTCGCCGTTCCTATACGGCCAACCAGAACCACAACATCGAATACGACAACGTCAGAATCGAACTCTTCGACATCGACACTCCTCCTCCCCCTCCGGTGGATCCGCCTCCACCGGACATTGATCCCCCACTTCCTGGTGGGCGGACCGTGACAGCCCGGCGGGTTCAAGTCGGTTCCATCATCCTTCAGACACCATGAAACTCGTACTCCTTAGCCTCGTTGCTATCGTCATTTCCACCGGATGCGCCACCAATCAGGGTGGACCCGAGACCGACAAATCGGTCGCCCGGATTCACTCCATTTCCAAGCTGGCGGCATACTCGGGCACAAGGGTCGAATTGATCCGATCCCCCCAGTCTCGTCCGGCCCTGGAGCAGGTGAGGGCTGGAGTCAACGACCTGGTCTCGCAGGAGAAATGGGATATGGCCGCTCTCGTCATCATTGCTGGCGGGAGGTTCCCGGAGATGCAATCCGACGAAGGGCTCTTGGTCCTGACCGCCGCGCCCATGCTTCTTGACCTGTTCACTGGTGCCGAGTGGGACCTGCGTGAATCCCGCTACGCCGAGGCCACCATCACCGGTATCGCCGCCGGCATGAACCTCGCCTTGGGACCGGTATCGACCGGCGCCAGGTCCGGGCCTGTAGCCCTCCCACCAGCCCATGGCGTGCTGGAGCAACTTCAGGCAGAAGCTCGGGCCACCAGGTGATTCCGTGGCCGTTGGTTGACCACTGATTAAAGCTCGTATGAAACCCCTTCAATTGACCCTCGAGGATGGCACATCCCTGACCGCAGTGTTCCGGGCTCCTAAGGTCCGGCAATACCCATCGCTGTTCACGGCATGGGAAAAGCAGGATGAGGCTGCGATGATTGAAATTCTCGCTCGCAACGAGGTGGACTCCGGACCGGCCATGCCTGATCGAAAAGATTGGGCTGGGGATTTGACCCCCGAGAGTTACGAGGAAGCCGCTGCTGCCCTATACCAGGTGGGTGATCGTTTTTTCGCCTGGTGCGGCCGCCGAGCAGGGAGCCGCAGCATCCTGGAGAAATGCAAAGAGGTCGGCGGACGTGGGGATGGGACGACTACGTCGCGCACATCTCCGTCACAGCAGGGATCGATCCGCTGACGGCCGATGCTTGTACACTGGAGCAGATCGAACTATGGGCCAACGAAAGCCAGCGGCAGAAGGCATCAGACAGGGCGGAATGGCTGGTGATGATGCAACTGGCTGCTGCAGGTCCTCACTCCAGGGAGGCCGTACGCGGGGCGGAACGACTCTGCAAGCAGCTCAGAAAGTCTGCCGATTAGGTTCGCCTCGTGACCCTGAAGAAAACCGACATCGCCACGATCGCCAGGAGAAGTATCAGCATGCATGCCCACAAAGGTACCGCCGGGTGGACCGCCTGCAGCATGACAGCAGACAGGTAGAAGCAGCCGCCGCTGAAGACCAGGCCCAATAGAGCAACGACGATCATGAAGTGAACCTAGCATCATGACCCAGAGATTGGAAATCGCGATTGCAGGAGCGGCGCCAGACGCATCAATCAGGGTCCCAAGGATTAGAGACTCCCCCCTTAGGCCAAGTGGCCCAAAAGAGTACGAGCAGGAACAGGTAGACACACAACTCGAACACGTGGCCACGATATGAGCACTCCAAGCATTGTCCAGATCGCGATCAAGACCTCGGCTGACCTCGAGGCTCTGCGACGTGCCCAGGAGTCATTCCTCTCTCTGCGCACCAATGCTCAGTCCTTTGCCTCGATGTTTCGGATGGGGGGAGTGTTTGGGATCAGCCTGATGTCGGTGGCAGGTGCCGCCAACGCCATCACCTCGGCCGCCCGCGCAGGAATGGCCTTCAACACGGCCCTCCAGCAAAACACAATTGCATTCAAAACCCTGTTGGGGTCCATGGATGCCGCGGAACGCAGGATGACCGACCTGGCAGATTTTGCTGCGAGCACACCATTTGAGTTGCCGGAGGTGGTCAACGCATCTCGCCTGCTGCAGTCGTTGACTGCTGGGGCCATGGCCAGCGGCGATGCGTTACGATTGGTAGGGGACGCGGCGGCTGCTGCCGGTCGCCCGTTCGGTGAAGCCGCCATGTGGATCGGCCGACTTTACTCGGGACTCCAATCGGGGACTCCAGTGGGGGAAGCAACCATGCGTCTCCTTGAGATGGGGCTCGTCAGTGGTGAGACCCGCCTGAGGTTGGATACCCTCGCAGAATCAGGGCGGGGAGTCGGTAGGGCGATGGAGATCATCCGCGAAGCATTCTCGGGTACCACTGGGGCGATGGAGGAACAGGCAAAGACTGCAGCCGGCCTCAGATCCACCCTCCGCGATACTCTGAACGCGATGGCAGCGGACGCGGTTTTGCCAGCGTGGGAAAAGCTCCAGGACATCACACGAGGCATTCTCCAGGCACTGGGGGCAATGCCCAAGGCCCTGGACGAAATGCAGGAGGCCGCCATTAGGGCACAGGAAGCCGCCCTCGGCATGGTCCGGACGGCAACGACTGAGGCAGCGCGCACGCAGAACCTGGACACCCTCAAGGCACAACTCGACCAGCAGCGGCAACGCCTTCCATTGGTCCGGGCACGCATGGAGGAGGTCAACGCTGAGATCGATGCGGATCGCAACAAGCCTCTATTCCTTTCCGCGGGACCATTTCGGGTTCTGGACAAGGAGAGGAAAGAACTCCGCGCTGAGGAAGAAAAGCTGCTGCAGACCATTGCAGCGACGGAGGTGGCCATCCGTCGATTGGAGAGCGCTGGAGCTGCGGCAGTGGCTAAAGCGGGGTCGGCTGCGCAAGCGGAGAGGGATCTGATTCTAGACCTGGGCATGTTTGGACCAGGCAACCTGGCTGGGGAAAATACCTTCGCCAGGCTCCAAGCACAGCAGGAAGGGGCCAACGAGGAGGACGAGTTCTGGCGCCAGCAGGCCATCAAGGACTATCAGGAACAGAACCGCCTCCTGGAGGACCAGCTCAGGACGGACGAACAGCGTAGGGCGCACGCTGAAGCGATGGCTGAGGCGCATCGCGAGATGATCGAGATGCAGTCTTACACCCTGGGTACCCAGGCGAGGTTCGACAGTTGGCAGCAGTCGGCCGCTGTGGATGGGGCTATGGGAATGGGGGCGGGGGTGACGGCTGGGCTCCAGAACAGCCTCATGGAGATTGGCACGGCCGCCGAGCAGGTGGGTCGGGCGATTCAGACGTCCATCGGAGGAGCACTCAATGGGATCTCCTCCTCCATTGAAGGCCTGATCCGCGGCACCATGGGGTGGGCGGATGCCTTCGCCAACGTGGGGAGGGCAATCCTCGACGCGGTGATCTCGGCCTTCGCTCAGATGATCGCCCAGATGATTGTCAGTTTCGCCCTGCAAAAGGTCCTGGGCACTGCACTAAAGAAAGAGGCGTTGGCCGTGGGGGCGTCATGGCACGCCGCCGCCGTCTCGGCTTCGATCGCCACCATGGGCACGGCTGCCGGCGTCGGTGTGGCCGCATTCCTCGCCGCCCAAGCCGCAGGGGTCGGTGCCGCCACTGGCATGCAAGCCGCCACGGGATTCATGGGCGGTGGATACACTGGCGACGGCCCGATCACCCAGGTCGCCGGCCCTGTGCATCGGAAGGAGTTCGTCTTTGATGCCCCGGCCGTCGACAGGCTTGGAGTCCCATTCCTGGAGGGCCTCAGGCAGGGAGACATAATGGCGTCGGCTCCGACGCAAGCGGCTCCCCAGGAGCAATCGCCCATGCGCGTCGTGATCGTCGACAACCGCCGCGACGCTGAGCAGCTCCGGCGCGATCCTCGGTTCCGTTCCATGATCGTCGACCTAATGGAATCATGATCCCGACGACCTACAACGATCAGTCCGCCTGGATCGCGAACTTCGGTCCGAACTGGAATGCCCCAGTGACTCTCCGGATCTCGGTGGCGACATTGAGGGAGCGGAGCCTAACCGGCCGAGAGAGTCGTGAATCCCTAGGGGTGTCCCTCCGCTGCATTATGCGGTGGGAAAGCCTGCTGCTCCTGGAGGAAATGAACCTCCTGAGAAACGCGATCGCCTCGGACCAGGACTTCCTCCGGATCGTCCCCGCGTGGCCGTTCGCCATCCCCGGATCTGAATGGGACACAGCACTCGTGACGGGTGGGCTCACCATCGGCTGGTTGGAGGATTGGTCCGATTGGGAGATCAATCCAGCAGCGCCGGAAGATTGGGAGTGGATGGCTCCGGCCCTCGTTGGCCGTCTGGAAGTTGAGCTGCCCTCCTTACTGAGGCCGGATGTGACACGTGTCAGATTCGCTTTCGAGGAGGACGCGGATGCCGACGTCGCCATCGATCCTGCCCCAGTCGTCTGGCGATCCGGACCCGCCCTGGGCGATAGCACCGTGCCCAAGATATTTCCCCTCATGGCGGATTGGGCAGAGCCGCCCCAAGGTGGATTGCCCCAGGTCGAGGTGACCCGACGACAGGTGGGAAGATCTGCACGGCGCCGGTCCACCGCCTACTATCCGCAGTCTCCAGCGATGGCGGCCGCCGCCAGGGTGGTGATGAAGTCCAGGGCCGAGGTGGCGGCCATGCTGAGGTGGTGGGCTGACATGCGGGCGGATGTGGGCCACCACTACGTCGGCTCCTTGTCCGAGGCGGTGCGGATCGCAAGTCCAGCCTCTGCGGGAGCGACCCAGATCACCCTCCACGATGCCGCCTTGCTGGGTCCCTACCGGTTCCTCAGTCTCACTGATCCTGCAGGGCAAGAATGGGTGATCCGATGCCTCTCGCCATCCGGCAACAATGTTCCCGTGTTGTCGCCCCTCCCGTTTGACGTCGATCCATCGTACACCCTCACCAGCGTGGCCATCCTGGCCCGCCACGCGGATCAGGAACTGGAGATCCGCTTCCACAATCCATTCCTGGCGGAGGCCCGTCTGGCATGGGTGGAAATCCCGGAGGAGTACTCCATCCAGGATCCACAGGACGAATCCCGAGGCAGCACCATCGGTGCAGTGACTCCGCGTGCCTGGCTCTACCGCATCACCATCGATCGAGCAGGGGCTCAGACCCATTTCTACCGCACGGGCTACGAGCGATCACTGACCGGCGACGGGCATACGTGGATAGCTGCCCCCATCACGCACAGCGAAATCCGAAGATCGGTAAGGTTGGATCGGGATGAGGCCACCATCGACGCCAGGCATGAGCCGTGGGCGGAGGAGTTCCTTCCAGGAAAACTGACGGCCCGGGTCAAGATCGCGATCCTCGAGGCAGATCTGGATGGAGCCACGGCCACGGCCATTTCGCCGCGATGGACGGGAGAAATCGTCCAGGTGTTCTGGGACGGGCCCTTCCTCAAGGCGACAGCAAGGGGGCCTTACGGGGCGTTTGATCGACCGTTACCACGCTTCGTGATGCAGCCTGGTTGCAACCACGCACTCTTCGATGCCCAGTGTGGACTGGCGATCGAGGCATGGACGTTCTCGGCCACCACAACGGGGAGTGGATCGGGCACACAGGTGCAGATCCAGGGAGACTGGGAGGGGGCGCCAGAGGGTTTTGGCACGGCCGACTGGTTTGCCCTCGGATTCATGGTCTTGGAAGGGCACCGGTTTCTAATCTTGGCGTCCTCAGCCGTGGCAGACGATCGGATCACCCTGCAGTTGGACCGGGCGGCATCGTGGGACAGCTCTCAGGAGGTTGACCTGGTCCCGGGTTGTGACGGCCGCGCAGCCACTTGCACGGGCAAGTTCTCCAACTTCCCTCGGTTCGGGGGTTTCCCCGATATCCCAGCCAAGAATCCGTCATTCACCGTGCCCAAACGCACGAACTCGTCCTATGGCAAGAAGTGACGCCGATCTCTCCAGACTCACCGCGTCGGCCCTCCAATGGGTGGGCACACCGTGGTGCGACGATTCAGCCGCCCGCGGCCGCGGTGCGTGCTGCCACCGACTGGTCGCCGCAGTCTATGCCGAGGCGGGATGGCTGCCCCAGTTGGACCTGCCTGGCGGGCCCGCTACTGGGGCCAGATGGATGGACTCCAGCCCGATCCTGGCATGGTTCCAGGGTGATGGTGCGCGTTGGTTTACGGAAGTGGCGATCGCTGACGCGGAGCCTGGAGACGCCCTCTTGGTGAAGGTGCGGCGCATCCCCCACCATTTGGCGATATTTCTCCCAGGGCAGAATCTCCTCCATGTCACCCACGAGCGTGGCGTGGAGATCATCCGCATCAGCCCTGCCTGGCTTCGATTCACTGATCGGGTTTTCCGTCCTCGGCTATGAGCACCAAAGCCTCAAAGACCCCAGCAGAACTGGATGAGACCACGATGGAGGAGGAGGACCTGGCCACACACCAGGAGACCATTCCGGTGCCTTTCGTATTTGGCACGCGCCTCGTGGCTCTGAGGTGGATCAGTCCGGCGTTGGACATGGTCACGCGCCAGGCGAAAGACGATAAGCCAGGCAAGAAATAACCATGGGTGGATCATCCAAAGGCGGCAGCGGAGCGAAGTCCTATGACTATTTCGGCACGGTCGCAGGGGTGATCTGCTGGGGGCCCATCGATATCCTCGAGGCGGTGATCGTGGACGGCAAGACGGTCGTCACCGGGCCCATCGTCCTGAGCTCTGCGGCGACGGACCTCTCCCTGGATCCAGATCAGGGCAAGTACTTGGACGCCGGCGGACGCCTCACCATCTATCGCGGATCTCAAACCACAGCGGATCCCGCATTGCCTGGCCATCCCGCCTACCGGGGGCTGGCGTACATTGTCGCGAAGCACCTGCTGTTCGGGAGGGAACGCACCACAGCACCCAACCTGCAGGTGATTGTGGCACGTCGGCCGGTCATAGATCCCTCAGTTGTGGCTGCAGATCACACGGCGCTGCTCGATGACGGCCGGTGTAATCCCGTGGCATCGATCGCCGAGTTGCTCACCAGCCCCCACGGTCTCGGGCTACCTTTGGAGACGATTGATGCTGATTCATGGCTGGCTGCCTCTACTTGGGCGGCACACTCCTCACGTCGAGATCGGATCTATGTTGCCGGCGCAATGACATCTCAGGCCCAAGCCAGACAACACATCCTCTCCCTCCTGGAGATGCTGGACGCTGCCTTGTACTGGACGGCAGAGGGCACGCTGGCAATGGCGCTGATCGAGCCAGGAGTCTCTTCGGGAGCATCGTTGACCATCGACGCCCGACACATCACCGAACGCCCACGCATCGACGGTGGTGGGTGGGGCGAAGTGCCGACATCGATCTCCGTGCGCTACGTGGATCGAGACGCCTCTTGGAAGGAACGCGAGGCCAAGGCCGACAACCTGGTCGCCCTGCAGATGATGGGAGGCGTACCCAACAACCGCAGGATCGACAGGCCTCATGTGATCCTCGCAGAGCAGGCTGAGGCGGCCGCCGCTGATGCCGTGCGCAAGACCAGGGCTCCGTCCGGTCAGATGGAGATCGATATCCGGCACCCGCTCGCACCCGACATGCATCCAGGACAAAAGGTGCTCGTGGATATCGATCCTGAACCCGGGGGTGTGGGTTTGGCCCAGACCTGCGTCATCGAGGAGATCGTCCAGCGTCCTACTGGATCTGTCGGTCTGAAACTCCGGCCCGACGCGCTTGCTCCTGGCGCGCAGTACGCTCCCACGTGGATCCCCTCCACTCCCCAGGCGGCCTCCTGCCCTCCCATCGATGCCGCAAAGACTGTGGTCATCCCGCTACCTGCCGGAGTGTGGTCCACTCCAAGCGTGGCGATACTGGCGCCGAGGCCGCGGATCGATGTGGTGGGATTCCGCGTCCTGTTCTCGGTCGACGATGCCGATTATGCGGATCTTGGCAGCCAGCCAGGCTTTGCTCCACGGGCATCCCTGACAGCTGCGATCGACGACACTCAGGGGACGGCCGCCATCAGTCTCCCTGATGGATCGACAAGTCCGGACGCGTACATCGCCGGCCGATATCCAGGCACCGAAACTGGTGCCGGCGCTGATGAACTCCTGCTCGTCCTGATGACTCTGACGGCAGAAGGGCGGGTCGATATCCAAGGAGGCGAGGCGATTTTGGAGATCTGCTCGATCCAATCCAGGACGATCATAGGAGAAGACACCATCTACACCATCAAGCGAGCCCGGTTGGGTAGCTCTCCTCGATCCTGGCCATCCGGAACTCCAGGATGGATTGTGCCGAAGGATTCCCTCCAGGCGTTCACGCACGAGGGGATCCGGGGCATGACCAAGACGGGAGCCGTGGGGCATGTGCGCATGGTGGCCTACACCGTCGAGGCGGAAGACGAATCTGTCCCGCTGCCTCATCGCACGTTCCGCATGCCATCCAGCGCTAACCTAGCGCCAGTTATCACATGGGTGGAGCCTTCAGGAGCCGTTGGCACGACCGGGGAAGACGGGGCCTATACCGCTGAGGTTTCGATTCAGGATGGCGATGGTGACCTTCTGGAAGTCTCGGCCACCTTGGTATCGCCATCGGGCGATCGCACGGACTACCAGGTTGAGCGATTGGGGGGGGTGGCCTCCCATGTGCGCGAAATCTCCGTCCAGGTCGATCCGGGAACCTATGTTCTTGTCGTCTCGGCGCGGGATCGAGGCAACCCATTGGTCACCTCAAGCAGGGTGATCTACCGGCCTCCGACCGCTGGAACAGCGATGGCACCGCCGACGTTCTCACCTCCCGGCGAAAACGGGTTCATTCGGCCCCTGACGGTGACGGTGACAGCCTCGGCGCCAGCCGATCGAGTGGCCTATGTCCTCTCCTCCCTGGGTTCAGCCCCGCCAGATGGACCGGGAGCATCGACGGCGTCAGGGGTGCTGACGCGGGATCTGGTCTTGGTGTCGTCCCGCCGGATCTGGGCCAGGGCCGGGGATGGATCCACTTGGAGCGCGTGGGTCTATGCGGATTTCGTCGTGGATCCGGAGCCCCCCCACCAGGGGCCTTGAGGATTGGTTAAACGTGGTTAAAACGCCCCTGAAAGGATCCTCTGAAGCCCTCCAAACCCCTCAAAACTGACAAAGCTTTGAGACGTTTGGACAAACCGTTTGAGACGTTACAGAACTGAGCCATGGAAACACCAGTGAAGGATGCGGCACAGA